GTCTGCCCCGGCCGTCAGGAACAGGCCAAGGCGCGGAATTGTCGCGGGGAACGGTTCACGCCGTTCCGCAAGACGCTGCCATTCCGGGGCGTCGCCACTTTCGACCCATGTCTCGCCCAGCAGGGTGTTGCGCGCGGCGCGCAACATCTCTTCCGAGCCTTGCGCCGCCAGCCATTCCTGCGCGATCTGCGCCCAGCTTTTCCAGCCCAGCGGCGAATAGAGCGCCGAGATATGGAACCCGATCGAATGCGGATCGGCGGACACCGCCGTTGCGCGCCATTCGCCCCGCTCCAGCATCTGCGTCTTGTGATGCTCTGCGATTGGCTTGTCGCAGCCCTCGCAATGATAGGCCGCCGTCTCCGGCTTGCCCTTCTCCCAGCGCAGCCGTTCAAACTGCAGCCACTGCATCGCTCCACAGTGCGGGCATGGCACGAAGTAGCGGCGCTGATCCGAAGCCTCATATTCGCGCTCGATCCGGCTCAGGCCCCGGATCGTCGGGGTTGAGACCATGAACACCTTGCGGCGGTGCGAGAATGTCGTGGTGCGTGCTTCGGCCAGCGTGACCGGATCGCCTTCCTCGTCGGCGGAGGCCGGATAGGCATCGACCTCGTCGAGAAAGATGTAGCGCGCAGGCATCGAGCGCAGGCCGGTCGCGGAATTGGCTCCGGTCAACACCAGAATGCCGCCGGGAAATTCTTTCGACAGCATCGAGTTGCCCGCGTCGCGTGACCGCGCCGGTTTGACCCGTTCGCGCAGCGCCGGGCTGTCCTCGATCAGCGGATCAAGCCGCCCGCGCGAGGTGCGCTTGGCCATCTCGACCGTCGGCAGCACCGCCAGCATCGGCCCCGGCGCGTGGTGGATCACAAAGCCGATCCAGTTGTTGCCCGCCTCGGTCGCCCCGACCTGCGCCGCCTTCATGAAGCTGATGCGCTGCGCCGGATGGCTGGGCGACAGCGCGTCCATGATCGCGCGCAGGTAAGGCGTGCGCGCCGTGCGATAGCGCCCGGGTTCGGCGCTGGCGCGCGATGACAGCCAGCGGTGCTGATCGGCCCACTCCGACACCGTCAGATCCGGATCGGGCTGCATGCCCCGGCGCCAGGTGCGCATGATGTCCTCGGCGCCTTCAAACCCGAGGTCCAGGTCAGCGGTCAGATCGTCGTCATCACGCGAGGGAAACCCGGAGATCGGCGAGGGCTGCGAGTTGCTCTCTGACATGGGTTTCCAGCACTCTCTGCAGGATCGCAGCCTCGATCTTTATTGCTTTACCTGACTGTTTTTCCACCTCCGCGGCCACTTCGGCCGCCATCAGCGCCGCCACACGGGCAGGCCATGTTACCCAGACATCGCGCTCCTGCCGCGCCAGGCGAAACACCAGTGCCTCGGCGCGCGCCCGGTCGATCAACAAGCCCTTCTTCTTCTGGATCGCCAGCTGACGTTCCTGCGCCTGATAGACGGTCAGGGCTGTCCGGGCCTTGAGATACGACGAGCTGTCAGCCGGGCCGCTGAACCCGGTATCGCCGCCGGTGCGACCAGTGCGACCAGTGCGACCGGTGCGACCGGTGCTGCGCAGCTGCTGATCCGGATCGGTCATGTCGCCACGCCGCACATCCGACGCGGCGGCATTGATCGACCCGTCGCCGTAAACCACCAGCCGCCCGGCCTTGCGCGCCTTCTGGATCGCCCCGCGAGAGAGACCGGAATGGGCGGAATACTCGCGCTCGCTCATACCTTCCATGGCGCTTTCTAAATCCTCAAAGCATTGGAAATAAACAGGAAAGACGGTCTATTTCGGTTGATTACACTCGCCAACAGAGCGAGTCTGATCGTCAAGAAGCGGGTGCATCGCGCACCCCGCACAAGCGGATCGGAAAGAGCCATGCGCGCGCAGGAAAGAATGGGAAACTGCTCCATGAGCGAGGGATGGAAGAACCACACCAGCCCCGGGCAGGAGCGGGTCAACTGGGTCATGGACGAGGTCATGTCGGGCCGCATGAGTGAGGCCGACGGGATGGTCGAGATGGCGAAGGCCCATGAGATGATGCGCGCGGAAGCCCGCGCGCGCACCACCCACCCCGAGCACCGCTGGGAGGAGTGATGAGACCCGAGCGCAAACCCACCCCGGACGCCGCCCGCGATGCCCTGCTGCTGAAAATCGCCGAACGCCACCTTTTCCTTGAGACGCTGGAAACCCGCAACTCCGACAGTCTCGATTTCCATGAACACGGCGTTTGGGCGATCCGCTCCGCGCTCGAAGCCGCCTTTGAAGCCGGACGCCGGGCCGGGGCCGATACCGCACTCCAATCCTGAAAGGACCGATCATGACCGCCACCACCACCATCCGCATCGACTATGCCGCACTTCCGGCGCATTTCGACCGCAGCCGCCCCGACACCGTCGCCGAGGCCATCGAGGCCGCGCTGCGCGAGGACGGGATCAAGGCCGACGCCTCCGACGTGATTTCGCATCTCAAGATCGAACTGCCCACCAGCCAGCTGGCCGCTGCCAGCGCGGTGCTGGCCGATCTGCAGCTGATCTGACGGAGGACCCTGCCATGAGCACCCGCGCGCAAATCGCCATCCAGATCGGTCCCGATGAATGGGCCCATGTCTATGTCCATCGCGACGGCTATCCCGCCCACATGCTGCCAGCGCTGGCGGGCTGGAAGCCGGAGGACATCCTCACCGCCAAGGAAATCCGGCAGGTCACGCCCGAGGCGCTGGATTGCTTCAGCCCGCCCCGCGATCCCCGCATCCTGCCGCGCCCGACGCGGGAGTTTGCCCACCTTTACATGTGGATCGGGTGCCAGTGGGTGCATGTGGTGCCGCAGGCCGATGCGGACCGGTCAGGGTCGGAAGTGCAATCAGAAAGCACTGATACTGCTTGGATTTACCTACACTAGCCGCCCCACCGGAGCGATGGTGATTACACGAAAACGATACAACTCACCCAGAGGACACCCGCCATGCCCACCCGCCACGCGACCGACAATACCAAAGCCCTCGACGCCTTCTTGACCACCAAGCTCCAGATCGACGCGATGCTGGACCGCCTGAAAACCCTGAGCGACGACCATTTCGAGACCCATCCCGACGAGATCAACTGGGGCGATGTGGGCACCCTCAATCACTATGCCAGCCTGCTGCGCCAGATCACCGACAGCGCTTTCAAGGAGGGTGAACATGCCGCTTGATCCCGCCCAGCGCCATCAGATCGAACAGGATGCCATCACTGCCGCATGGGAGGCCGAGCGCCTCGCCGCCTGCGACCACGCCATCGCCCTGCTGCGTGAGATCGCAGATCTGGACCGCGACGACGATGGCGACGTGATCATCGGCGCGGATGCCGGCGGTCACAACGACCTGATGGCGCGCATCACCGCCTTCCTTGTCGCCCACGACCAATAGGGGAACGCCATGACCAAGCTGACCGAAACCCAGACCATCATCCTCACCCGCGCCGCCACCCGGCCCGGCAATCTGGCCATGCCGCTGCCTGAGGGTCTGCATGGCGCGGCCGCGAAAATGGCTGTCACCCGCATGATCACCAATGGCTGGCTCGAAGAGGTCGAGGCCAACCTGCGGCGCGGCGAACCGATGTGGCGTGAGACTGGCGACGGCCACGGAACCACGCTGATCGCTATCGAAGCCGGACTCGAGGCCATCGGGATTGAGCCGATCGTGGCCAGCGCCGTCGCCAGCGCGCGCAAGCCCAAGCCGGAATCCGCGTGGCCGCCCGAGGCGGAAACCACCCCGAAGCCCGTCACCATCCGCGCTGGCACCAAGCAGGCGCAGATCATTGCCATGCTGCAGCGACCCGAGGGCGCAACCATCGCTGAAATCGTCGCGGCGACGTCGTGGCAAGCTCACACTGCGAGGGGCATGATCTCGGGGGCGCTCAAGAAGAAGCTGGGGTTGATGATCACCACAGTGAAGGAAGATGACCGGGGAGCCGTGTATCGGATCGGGTGACGACGCAAGGAGCCAAAAGTCGCCTGCCGAATCAGCCCCATTTACTTTGGCTGCAGGCGAACAATGGCACGGGCTCTAATTGTTGTTCTTCCCTTTAGCGAAGCGCCATCGCTCCCCTGGTCAAACATTCGGCAAATGAAGCCGTTCGATGTAGTATGTATCTCCTCCATCGCATTGAATTCCAAATTGAGCGCCCTCTACACGTTTCAACTTGTCGTAGAATATCTCCTTGCCACGCACGGCGATCCGAGCAAAGGGATCACCCTGTACCTCTTCGGGGGAGAAGCAGATGGCCCGCTCTGGCAATTGAACGTAGTTGTCTGGCAGGAGTTCCCCTAGCCCCACAAAACGATAGAACGGGATTTTGCCACCAAAGTGTTCCTCCTCGCCAAAGAACTCAATCGAGCAGGGTAGCTGCGGACCTAGGCCTAATGGGAACTTTCGTTCTAACCGCCGATAGGCATAACAGCCTCCACCGCCACCTTGGCGGCCGTTGACGAGAGTGAAGCCCATGGATTGCCAAAACGGAATTGCAGATTCGGGGGCAATCTCGATCTTAACCATTGACCGGCCCTCGTCAAATGCGCGCTTCACCATGAAGTCAGCGAGTAAACGGCCATAGCCCTTACCCCGCTCATTGGGCCGGACTTCCAGAATATCCCTGTCCCACACGAAGCCTATGCTGTTGCCATTGCTCAACAGAATGTGGACTGCCCCGCGTCCCGTTTGCCAATTCCGCTTCACCATGTCCCAGTTGCACCGAAAGCCCTTGAGTGGGGGATCGATCAACCAGCAACTTTCCTCTGCGGCTTGGAGTCCTGCTTTGTATGCGGTCTCCTCTGCGTCCAGCCACTCCTCGGTGGCAGCGATCAGGGCAGTTGTCGCGGCAACGATTTCCAGTGTCATCTATTCATCCGATACAGTGGTTGTCTGCTCGATGCTACCGGCTCGGTTGCGGTTTAACAATGTCTTTTGGCGATGGACAGCTCCGTTCGCGGTGCTGACATTGGTCTCGTGAGTCGATCTGGTCAAGCAGAAGGGCGTCCCGCCTTCCGTCCCGTCGCGATCTCCCACCGCCGCACCGCGACGTCGCAATAGACCGGGTCCAGCTCCATCGCGAAGCATCGCCGCCCAGCGCGTTCGGCGGCCACCAGTTGAGTGCCGGAGCCGCAGAACGGCTCGTAGATCAGATCGCCGGGATCCGAAAACGCCGTCAGGACCGCCTCGACCAGCGCCACCGGGAACACCGCAGGATGTGATCCGGCAGCGCCCAGCCCGCCCTTGTGGCGCATGATGCGAAACACAGAGTCGGGGATGCGGTGGCTTTGGATCGCGTTGCCGGTTCC